GATTTTGTGATAGTAGATTGTGTTGCAGCATAATTTGTTAAATATATTGGATAGTAATAACTTGATGTATTTGAGTATGTCCTATCAATACCAAACACTGCATAGGGTTCCTCACCTACAGTAGTGCCTTCTTCCAACTGAAAGTTAAATAATTCTATAAATTGATTTGTACCATCTTCTTGTAGAATAATATCACTATCTGTTTCATCAACAATGTTACCATGAATAGTAGTAACTCGTGCTTCTGCTTCTTTAACAAAACCAACCTCATTGCCATTGTCTGTGAATACTACAAGGTCGCCTATTTCATAACCAGTACCAGCATCATCAACCAAAACACCAGAAACCGAGCCCGTCTGAATGTCTCCAACAGTTGCAGAAACATCACCACTACCAATCAAAATAGATGCGTCCAAATCAATCGCGTCACCAGATTGATACAGTGTTCCATCATTTGTAATAGATACTGTAGTGTTTATCTGCCTAACAATAAAGTTAAAACGAACATCTTGTACAGAGGACGTTGCATAGATAGTCTCATCAACTTGAAACGATCCTACCACATTTGAAATCTGAACTTCAATATAAGATATACCACCGGCGGCTGTAAAAACTGTAATGTCTTCAACAAGAGCAGTTGCATTCGAGTCCTGTCCTGTAATAGATTGTCCAATAATTTCACTAGGAACAGATGAACCAACTGTCGAACAACGAAGAACTGTTGGTTTGTCCCAATCAGCATCAGAGGTTCTTAACATATATTGGTTGGGGTAGAACACTTCTGCATTCTCATCCAGAAGAATTTTCATAAAGAGTTTTGCACCCTCTCTCGTACCCTTCCGGCGATACAGCTCGCGAATATGTTTTTCTAAATTTCTCTTATCAATCCCCGTAGCAAGATTTGACGGAATACCCTCCATGAAGGATTTACGAAACTCTTCAAGAAAGTCATAGATAGTATTATCGATGTCAGCATAAGCCAACAGTTGTTGAATATTCTGTACGGGATTTGCACGATACTGCGATACTGTTCCAGACGCACCAGAGGTTGCACCAGTTATAGTCTCACCAGTTTCGAACAACTGTTGGGAAGATATAAACAGTCTTGGGTTTTCATTACCAAGGTCTTCTACAAGAACAGTTGCCGTTGCATTGGATGTACCGCCCCTGATTGTCTCACCTTCAGCAAACTTACCTGTTGAACCAGAACCAATTTCTGTAACAACAAGAGTTCCATCTTCACTAAGAAGATTGGTAGATGTCTCAATCTCTAATAGAATGTTGTCGATGTTAACATCAACTCTAAGTTCACCAGCTTCAAGAAACTGATAATAGTGTTTTAGAAATCTAGAAAACTTCGGATGGTCCTCAGCAATGAAGTCGGGTAATTGACCATCAATCTGAGTGCTAAGTTTGTTTTCTAGAGTTGGGGTCCAAGACATGTCAAAAGGAGGCATGATTAATAACTCGACGTTGATGCGATACTAGACGTTGTAGTAAATGTAGAACTACCACCTCCACTATTAACAGCAATGGTATCTTGATTACCACTAATTGTTGTGTTAAGTGTATCAATCTCAAGTATCTGATTTCTTTTACCTACAATATCAGTAGACGATGGAATAGCAGTAAATCTAATCGCAGATGATATGTTACCATCTACATTAGATACTGTAGTTATAAAAACAGGACTTACTGAAATCAAACCAGTTGCATAATCAACAGTTCCAGCTGCAGATGAAAAATATGTTCTCACTCCACTCACCAAATAGTAAATGCGAAGATTACCTACGCCGTCGTCATCAAAGAACATCTCATTTGTATTGCCAGAGACGAAGAACCCCGTCGATGCAATGACACCGCCAGATGCAGAATTGTGGCCGGAGTGTGGATTATACAATGCATTTCCAAATTGAACCGTAAATGAATATGAACCAGCAGTATTTGGTGTGTAAAGAGAACCCAAAGACACGGTGGTAATATTACTAAGTATCGACGGGTCTGCATCATCAACCAAACCTGTAAACTGAGAGTGACGGAACACTGAACTGAAAACTTTTAGATTGTCATTATTAAACGAGGTCACAGTATTACTAACTAAGGACTCAATTGTTTCCTTTGTACTAGATGTTGCATTAGTATCATACTTGAAATTAACATTGAGAATTAGATTAAGTGTTTCTGGGTCAACAACCACAGGAGTAATAGATGCAACAGTAAACGGTGCCAAGTCAGTAACCAACTGAGCCTTCTGAACTTCATTCAAATTTAATCCTGTCGTTGACTTAACACTAATGAATACTTTACCATACTCTGCAATGTCTGACACACCAGAAACATCATTGAACGAACCATCCTCACCACCCCAGACAGAAACCGCTTGAGTGTTTGCAAACAACTGTTTAACATATGTCTTATAATCTTCTGTTGTAACACATCGACCCTGTGATGCATAATCCAGAGGTGCGTTGTACTTGATAGATTCAATACTCTCTGGTTCTGATCCACCAGCAGAATTTGAGACAGTGACAACATTAACACTATTGACTGTATCGATTGCAGTAGAAGAGGTAAACGTACTTGCACCGTTAGCTGCACCCTTATTGGTCACAACATATTGCATAATAATTATGTTACCATCTTCTATCGCAGAACCCAAAATACCGTCACCAAAATAAATTTCATATTGACCATCCTCAACTTCTTGAATAAAATATACATTCGATGTAGAGGTTAGTCCAGAAATATCTGTTGCTTGAGTAAAGGTTGTCTGTATGGTATCCGTTGCAGAGTTTTGAACTATAACCGAAAGGGTTGTTGTATCTGCACGATCATCATTGATTAGAAACCTCTGTTCAACATTCTGAGTGTCAGCAACGTATCGACTTGAAACATAACTTCCCTCATAAATTCTAATATCATCAAAGACAATGTTTGAACCACTGTTAGATGAAGTTACATTAGATATGGTTACAAACTGATAAGATTCATCTCCAACACTAGCACTGAACACTGTTCCTGCTGGCATAGTTGCACTTGCATTCGTTGTGTTAAGAAAAATGTCAACAACCGCATTAGATGCTGTTGCAGAACGAGTAGTGTATCCCAAGGTCTTTGCATGAGAAACAACACTTGACCTCAATTGAGAAGAGTCAAGGAACATCTCGTTTGCAAGCATGTTCGCATTGAAACCAAGATAGTGTGTATTATACGCAAGAACATCCAGAAGGGCAGATAGACCAGAGCCTTCGAAGTCATAGTCCTTGAACTCTGTCTGATTTCGCATGAAAAGTTTTAGGTTATCCTTAACCTCATCAAAATCAAATTCTGTTACACTGAGTCGTTGTCTGTTTGCTGCCATTATCGTAATCTCTCTAATAGAACTTCCATGTTCACAAGCTCTGTGGGTGCGTTGACAACATAAAACTCAATTGTAACATTATATGCATTGTTATCAAGATTGGGTATAGCTCTAACTCCAACGAGTCTAGCCCTTGGTTCAAAGTTTTCAATCACCTCTTCTATCTTCATGGTAAGAACATATGCGGTGATAGGAGTCATGGGCTCAAATAGAATGTCTCTCACACCAGAACCAATTTCGGGATGAAAAGGTTTTTCATAGAAGTTTGTTAGAACAAGATTTCTGACAGATCGTTTGACTGCTACAAAATCTGTCACCCTGTTGATATCATTTGTTCCCGTCTTAGGTCCAAAAAACAAATCTATATCGGAATACAGTTGAGCAGCTCGTTCTTGTCCCTGATATGTACCGTCAGTGTATGCGTCTTTAGCGCCCATGAGTATTCCTCTTTATTATTATTTATACATTTTCTGATGTATTATGTTTCATAATAAACTTATTATTAAACTTCCAAACGTCTTTTGCACTGACTCGAAGAAATCGTTTGTTTGTCTCATTTGTATTCGGGTTAGGAATTGTCACCATGACATTCTTACCCCTCTTAAAAGCATCAATCTGATTATTCAACCGTGCAAGATCATTCTGCAAGTAATCTCTACGAAGTGCTTTACTCACATCTTTGCTTACGTTATTGCGTTCACCCTTTGATGTTTGTGTAGCCCTTGATTTTTTCTTTCCCATAATATAACTCCTTTATGTGTGTTTGTATTTATGTCTTTAAGTTTGTGGTTCTGGGTCATAGTTATCTAAGTATTCATACTGGATGGCCATAGCATAACCCCCGAAAACTTTATTAAGGGCTTCGTCTTCCCGATAAGTATTAAATTCTCCACCTTTTGTAAATGAGTTGGTATGTGTGCCGATGGCTGCAAAAACACCGTCTATGTCCAGAACTTCATTCTTAACACTAACAATATTGCCGGGGTGGTCTACCAAAGCTTTGGGTGAAGAGAATGTTAATTCTTTTCCATCAATTTTTATGTTTTGAGAACCTGTGCTGTCGGCATCGGTTCTAATCCACGCATACATATGTAATCCATAAAAACTATTATAAGATGTACCAAAGACCGCTTCTTCGGGTGAACCTTTCTCTGGAACCCGCAATGTGGTTTTCATCGCATCTCCAAAGTGTAAATAAATTTTAATTTTGTCTATTGGTTCATATTTCAGTGTAACTTTGTATGAAAGCCTGTTACCAAAAGTTCCATCTTTACCAAGATTTGTTATTACACCTAAACTTTTGAATTGACTGTAATTTGCCTTTTTATTAAGCATACCCCCATCAGGAGAAAAGTTTTTTCCTGTTCCAGCTGGGGCAACATTTACATCCGCTCCAGATGGACTTTTGATTTTTTTATCTGCCTTTACAATTTTTATTGCACCTCTATCTTCAGTTGGTGGTTCACTAGTAACCGCATATGATTCCACCTTTTGTTTAACTTCGGCAACTGCTGCCACGACATTTGCATTTTGATTTGATACGGATGGAGATTCTTGTTCGGCTGCAACAGATGCTTGTTTTGGTGCGATAGGTTTTTGCACTGCCGGTTCAGTACTCCCCGCATCTTTCTCAAGATTAGGAACGATAGCACAAATATCACCACCACCTGATATTGCCGAGGTAGCACTACTAACAAGACTATCCA